ATTTCCCCTTCGGCATTCTTCACGCGCTTAGGGAGAGCTCCCGTGCGGCGCATACGCCCCTGGGTTAGCTCTCGGTCCGCTAGAAGATCGTCTCCGGCTGTAATGGTGTTCGCGGCGCCGGCTACGAAAGCGCCTGCTGTCCTCATGCGATTATTGTTGGCGGTGGTATCCAGGCTTCCCGAGTCCATCTGCCCGTACCAGACGGACTGAAGCAAATGGGCCCCCACATGCAAGACGTGGCCCAGGTGGGCATAGCAATCAAGCATGGTCATAAAAGCCAGACCTGCGGCGCCATGCTCAACATGGACCAGAGCCTTGAGCGTGGAGGCCATCACCCGCTGGGTTGGGGGGACACTAAGGTCCCACCCAGAAGCGTCCTGACTGAAGACCTCGCCAGACGGAAACTGCGACTCGATAGCAGCTCCCAGCCTGGCAATTCCTTCATCATGATGCCCCATGCCAGCGGCAAAGTGATGCGCTTTGCCCGTTTGGTACTTGCTGACGTCCTCGGCATTGACGTGTTTGGATGAGACAGCCTGGCAAATCAGGTCCACGGTGCTCAGGACCCAAATCTGACGCCACCGTCCCGCGTCGGCCTTCTCCTTACCGTGGGCCTCCATCTTGGGAACGATCTGCTTGGGATCGCACAACCCTAGACGGACCCTCTCGGTGGGAGTCATCGTCGGCAGGTCGGGGGCGTAAGCCGCCCGCATGATCAAGCGCCCGTACACTACCCGCAAAAGGCGGGGCCCCAGGTCGCGCCACATCCGAGACTTGGACTTGTTCCTCCAACGGGCGCTCCACCCTGAAGACTTATCCTCCAGCTCATCGCAGAAGGATGTGAGGAACTTGAGATCGGCCTTCGACGGGGTCGTATCACCCTTCACCAGATTCACGAGCCTCTCCAGCATCGCTGAGTCTATAGGCGGGTTGACGCCAACTGCCTGGCGGCTCGCCTGATGGCGCAACGAGTGGAGGATCGATTCCTCGGTGTCGGGCGGAAGGACCCAGTCAGGATCCAAGCCGGCCTCCCGCATCACGCGCTTGTCCTGGTCCGACAAAGTCCGGGGCTTGGCATTCTTCCCTCGCGTGGCGGACTTGGTACCACCGACCCCGCGGAACATCAGGGTCCCGTTGGAATCCTTCATATCGTTCTGCGGGCCCGACTCCCAGACCGTCATGTCCATGACACAAGCCATATAATCACGGTAATCGGCTAGCAGGTCCTCCAGAATGCAATTCTCGCGTGCAGCGGCGTCGAGAATGGAGCTGGCATCGTACGCACAAACGTCGCCAAGTACTTCCCAGTCACCGGCGACGCAGGCGTCGAACCATCTCTTTATATCGGCAACCGTAGCCTGCTTCTTCGCAATCGGAGGAAGAGCTTTGTAAGCGTGATCCTGGTCGGACTCTTTCCACAGCCTGTGCCCATAAACCATACCCCAAACTCCGGACATAATCACGTGCTGCGCAACGGAACCTTCGACCAATCCGGCATCATCGGGTCCAATGGGGGTCATGTTGGACTCGAGGTAATCGCTCCTGAGCCTGAGTCCCTGGATGCGATTCCGCACAGTAGGCACCCGGTCCCAACCACCGTCGGCCCACTCGGCCATCTGCTCCTCGCTTTCGTACTCCTCCTCGGCCCGCACGCGGATTGCTTCATACTCACGCTCTGTCATGAGCGAGAAATCGCGGCGGGCGTCAGGGAAGCCTCCAGTGTCGGAAGCTGAGGCCCCGTAGTCGACGGCTTCCAAACAGCCCAAGACCTCGACTGCACTGGGTGGGGGGTCTTCGGCCCCCACATACCGGAGAAAGCTGAGGAGTGCCTGCGGACCGATGGCATAGTTGCACGCCTTTCCAACGACATTCCCGCAGACATGGACGCCGACGACCTTGCGGTTGCCATGCACATTGGCGTACACAGGGCCTCCGGAGAAGCCGGGTACTGTGCTCGCCGTATGGGCGATGAGGCCTGACTTGGCAACGCGGGCAGTCTCCGACGCACTGATGCCTCCCCGGGAGACAAGGAATCCATCCAGGTCCGCGCCATAAATCTCGAGCTTGGCCGGGACCTTGCAGGTCAGGCTGGAACGAGATAAAGAAGCAACACCGACGGAAGCGAACTCTTTAGAGG